CAATAATGCAGAGCATTTAGGGTCATGTATTGCATTACAATCATGGGGAAAGTAGTAGGAATCTTTCATGTTTATTCCTGTGGCCTTTTCACAAACATCCGATCAAGCCCAGATCGAACGTCCCAACACTCTGGCCTAATCGTTGCATCCTGATCGAAACAGTAATCGCACATCCAACGACCGCATGATTTGCAGTATCTCGGCTCAAACTGGATGCCTTCATCGCATGAGTCGCAAATATAGTCACAAGAGATCGCGTTCATCACTTCACCAGGGGCATTTTGTAGACTTCAAAACAGAACAACCCGATCACAAAGATCACAATCATTCCGACCATGCCCATAAATAATTCGTCTGCATGTTTGAAGTAAAGAACCGACAACCGTCTTTCAGCCCGAATCAACCAGTAGCGTGTTTTAAAGCTCATAAAGAGCCTCCTTTATTGAAAAAAAATGGGCTCCCCCCCTCTCCGAGGAAAGCCCAAAAAGAAAAAGCCCGAACACCTATTTTTAGGTATTCAGGCTTTTGATATGTGTGATTATGAGCGGGTGATGGGAATCGAACCCACGTATAAAGCTTGGGAAGCTTATATACGGTGGTGGGCTCCATCTGGAAATTAAAGACCCGCCGTGCCTGTCGAAAACACGCTAATGTAAAAGCCAGGACACGGACGGGCAAAAAAAATCCGGCAGAGAAAATGTTATTCTCCGTCGGAGGGATTTCAATTTGAAGCTTAGCGTGTTGTTTCATATGGGAACATTTTACTCCGTTCACTGTTTTAGTCAAGTTAATTTTCATAATTTTTTTCCAATTTTTCTATGCCGTCTTTTTGATGCTGCAAGGTTCTAGGCGTGTATGTTGGAAGCAGCCTGAAAGTTGTCAGCCCTAACGAGTCAGCAACGGTTCGAGCGTCCGTTCCATGGTCTAAAAGGAAAGTCCCTTTTGTGCGCCGTAAATCCCTTCTTTGAATATGTAAAAGTCCCGCTTGCTCTCTCACTCTCTGCCATTTCTTCTGAAAGTTTTGCATTGGAAACAGGCAAGCCCCTGGTTTCGTCTTCGCCAAGCGGTCCAGGAGGATGCTGTAGACGCGTTTCGTCATCTGTAGGACGTAGGGTACGCCTGTGGGGTTCCGCGTCGTTATGCTGAACGCCTCGCAACGTCATGTTTTTTAAGTCCACATTGTAATCAGTCAGCCGGTGAACATCTGAAGGCCTTAAGCCGGTGTCCAAGTACATAATTAAGTTTTCTTTCATGTCATCATCTGAATAATAAATAAGTTTCTGCCATTGTTGTTCTGATACTGTTTGACGACGCGAAAACTTTGTTTCATCTACTTTGGGTACCAATCGGCAGGGATTAATATCGGGTATTTGAACGTGCCTAAAGTCCATTCCATTTACTTCTCCCGCCTCTTTGTATTCTTGGAGCTTCGAGAACATACGAGACAGCATGACATGCCCCTTGTTTACCGTTTGTTCAACAAGTCCCATTTCTTTCAGATACCGTCGATAGTTTTCAATGTCTTGCTTATGAATGGTATCTATGAACCGACCTTTAAAGAATTCCATGATTCTCCTTTGATGCGCTTTCGTCTTTGAGTAACTTGGCAAAAACTTCCAGTAATTTTCTATAAATATCCCCATCGCCACTTCTATGGTCAGGCGAACCGAAAACGGCTCTTGCTCGAACATCTCCATTTGATTCATAGTTTGGAAGTATTAGCCGAGCTTTCATTTTTTTCAATACTCCGTTAAATGGTCAGGGGTATTTCTACCCCTTAACTTGTTAGTTGAGAATGACAATGGCGAATCCGTCTCCAACGTTCATATTGTAAATGTAAACCTTTTTCTCTAATAAATTTCCTATAGCGTATCGTTGCCCCGTGACCTGTGGCGTTGATAATTCTGCCCACCTGGAACCATTCGCGCCATCGGGAGACCAATAAACACTTATTAGAGAATCAACTGTCATTTCTGGAGCGCTTACCCAAAAATCCGTAAAAGGCGCTGAACCCGCATGTTTAGTCATAACTGGACCGTTCAATCCTGGTAATCCAGGCGCACCATTTACCCCATTCGCCCCATCTTTACCGTTCTTTCCCTTGCAAGCTCCCAACATTAACAAGCACACAACAAGCATCAACTTTTTCATAAGTCCCCCTGTTTATTTACCGTAGATTTTCATTCCAGTCCCATATGGATTATTAGGACTGTCCATTTTGTAAGGATCGCCAATACCATACTTATTATTAATACTGTCCATCGAATACGGTGAACCGTAACGCCCATATTCATTCGACGTTGAATCTGATCTATACTTATTAGCCGACAATTCTCCTAAATACTTTCCCTCTGCATTGTAGATTTTAGGCGGATTTGTGGCGTATGGATCATTCATATTATTTTTGGGAGTGTTGTCATAGTTTCCTAAATAATTAAACTCTGCTTTTACCGTCGAACACAACAAAAGACACACGACAAGAATTGAGCGTTTCATATTATTCCCCCCGATACAATTTATCCCATTCAATCCAAACACCATTTGAATCGCATACCATTTGGATTAAAAATGCAGCCCACATTGAAGGGCATTTTCTTTCATGGGAAATGTTTATTCCTATTTTGTACGCTTGGCAATATTCGCAATGGAAAGATTTCATATTATTTCCCCTCAGATATTTCAATTAGATCAAGTACATCTTTAATTGGGTTAAAGTCTATAGGATATGAAACCCTAGTAAGTAGATACTTGCAAGCATTTACCAACGCCTCATGCGAATTGACGGCGCGGACGATTAACTTAGTATTTGCGTATGTTTCTTCCGTCGTCATAGGATTACCCATTTGCTTATTCGTACAATTAGCAACAAGTCCCCTATCACTTTCTACATAAGCGTTGTACGCTTTCCACGGTGTCGGCGTGTGTCCCGTCTTGTTTTGTGTGGTCATGTTATTTATCCCTCTTGATGTCATTGAGATACTCTTGGCAATCCTTGTCATCTTCGTTATGGTCCATCTCATCCAAGAATCCTTCATGACCGCATTGAGGACAGCTATAAAAAAATTCAAGCGTGTCTTCACTTGTCAGCATAGCCACCTGATAATCTGAATTCGTAAGAAAAACATTCCCCGAATTCTTATTCATCATCGCCACAACTTTGTCATTATTGAAGTCATCAGGAAGCCCTTGCTCTCTTAATGCCTTAAGCAAGAATTCAAGCTCAACCAATTCTCTTGTCCCAAAATCGGACAAGTCCGTCGTTACTATTTCATTCTTTAGCGTGTTTTCCATTGTCTTATCTCCTTTTCTCCTATTATTACATCTCACAGCTATACACATTTGAACAAAAAAAGTCAGCCTTGCTTTCCAATCATTTTATGAAGCGCATATCGAATAAGCTCTGTCATTGTCATAAATCTCTTCTTCGCCTCTTCTTTGTACACTTTAATTTCCTCCTCGGAAACTCTGAATACAATTTGTTTTGTTCTTGTTTCTTTATCTTCCATACTACAAGTGTATATCAACAAGCTGTATTTGTCAAGGGTTATTTTCAATTATTTTTCAGGACTTGACAAAGATGTTAGAATAGGAGGCGTGTAAGACGGGTCAAGCCTAGCTTGCCTCATTGTGGGACGTAACCGAGTACCAATGATTCACGGTTATGACGCGCTGAAAACCCACCATAACCCCGAAAGAGTAATCAACTAGGGTGTGAACACGGGAAAAAGGAAAGGAGCCGGCACCGTCTGCCACTACACACATTAGCGCCAGCTATCGATAAGTTCTAGTAAGACGATCCAACCATAATCACAAAATCTAAAGCGCACTTTAGATTTCACCTCCACCACTTCTATCCTTTAACCGATCCTAGTACGCTCTAGTAAGTGAGTGCTTAATACTTCATGAGCTGATTTGGTGCACTCTCACACTCTAAAACTGTCCACTCTTGGATAATATTTATCGTGTCAATTCTCTATGACAACTTGAACGTTTGGCGTATCACGTGTTATTAAACACTCGCCTAATTCTGCCCAAACGCTCAATATCTCAAGTTAACTTTAGATTTTGTACCTATCGTCCGAAAACTGTTGATAGTCAATAGAGCGAGAGTGCTTATTATTCAACAATAAAACAATAATCCCCCATGACCATGCTCCTACATGGCCTTTTAGCTAGAGTATCAATCATTTTACCTGTTTGTTGAATAAACAATAACACAGATTATCAGAAGCTGGCTAATAAAAAAGAATGCTTACCGTCGAGAAAATTCCAATCACCTACGGGGTGATATAACTTATCTTAAGACGTCCACCCCCACTTTTTAAATTTTTGACCCTTAGATCAAAACTGACAATGGTCGTCGGTAATTTTCATTTTTTGTTGAAATTTTCCCAGAAGAGTTATTCAAGCGGTTTAATTAGGAGATTCTATGAGCAAGGAATTTTACGAGAGGCGGAGTTTGAGCAGTGCGGAGGTTATAGAGGCGATTAGTTTGGTGATGGACCAGGATGATTTTAGAGAGAAGATGAACGTGACGAAGACGAACTTTTGTTTTGCGGTAGCGAAGAGGTTGGGGTTTACGAGGTTGGCGGGTGGGGCGTTGAAGGACGAATAGGAGGGGGGTTGACAGGTTGTGGTATACTCGTAACAAGAAGTTAAAGTGAACTTTAGGTTTGTGCAAGCAGTGACGCTTAACGAACCACTCGAAAGCGAAGGTCCTCTCCAGGATTTTCGCTTTTTTTTGTTTAAGGACGGTTTCATGTTTGAGTCGAGACGACAGAAGCAGGAGTTGGAAGAGATCCAGGCGGACCTGGACAATCATATCCCTATAACGGTCTCGACGACGCGGGGGAAGAGTTACGAGTTTACGATACGAGAGTTGAGGTTCTTGGACGCCCTACGGAAAGGGATGAACCTCGGCCAAGCGGTGAAGGCGACGAAGATAGATTGGGAGCAGGGGTACAACTTGTTGAAGCGAAGCGTCACGAGAGAGTACATGGGCGATTTGGCGTATGAGCGGGTGCAGAAAGAGGGGTTCACGCCGGAGCGGTGGTTCAACGAGGGACTGAAGGTTCTGAGTGGCGAGAAGAAAGTGGACCGTCAGCAGATGGTCGTGTGGCAGGAGCTGGGTTCACGGATTATGCCGCGAGCGAAAGAGGGCGGATCTGAGAAGGGCGTGACGATTAACATCGACATGCGAGCCGTCGAAGAAGCCTCGCGTCGGTTGGGCAAGTTGGATGAGGTCATAGACGTAGGAACGGGAGACGAGTTTGGAACAGAACAGCAGTCTTGACGCGTTGGTGGACCTTGGGATCATTCAGCAAGAGCTGAAGAAGAACCGTTTTTACGGAGAGCTGACCATAAGATTTCAGGCGGGATCCATAGTTTTGTTGGAGAAGAAAGAGACGTTTAAGCCGTCAGATTTTGAGATGCTGGTAGGGCACGTGGAGGTGAAGCATGTCTTCCAGCGATAAGCCAAACGTCGAGAAAGTAAAAGAGATGTGCCGAAAGAGTTTGTGGTTTTTGGCGACAGAGATTCTTGGGTACAAAGATTGGGACTTGATCCACGACGATTTGGAGAAGATGCTCAACAAACCCGCCAAGCGCAAACTTATTTTGATTCCTCGCGGCCACTTGAAAACAGCAATAGGCACCAAGGCCTATGCTATCCAAAGAATTTTAAAAAACCCCAACATCAGGATTCTTATAGCGAACCAAGTGTGGGACAAGTCGAGAGAGATGTTGTTTGAGATTAAAGAGTTCATGACGGGGAAATCTGTTTTGCCGTCTTTGTTTGGAAACTTTGAATCTCAGCGCTGGCGGGACGAAGAGATTATCGTTAGACAGCGCACACAGGCATTGTCCTCCCCCACCATCAGCACGACGGGCGTTGAAGCTGACATCACCTCGGCTCACTTTGACTTGATTATTCTAGATGACTTAATGGGTGCCCAGAACTCCCAGACGAAGGAACAGCGTGACAAGGTCAAGCGTTTCTACCGATTCTGCACAGCGTTACTTGATCCACCGAATCCGAAGACGGGTGAGGGTGGTGAGATGGTTGTAATTGGGACTCGGTATCACCATGATGACTTGTACCAAGAGATCATTGACCACGAAGCCGATTACTTCGACATTATGATCCGGCAAGTGGTTGAAGACGGCAAGATACTTTTTCCTAAAAAGTTCAACATGCGGTTTGACGGAAACATAAAGAGTTGGATTCAGACGGACGTCCCGACCATGGACTATGTGAATTTTCTTCGTGACTCTATGGGCATAGATTTTTCGACTCAGTACATGAATGAGCCTGTCGATTCTGACACGCAGATTATTAAGCGCGAGTATTTCAAGTATTACAGGAAGCGTCCCGACAATCTCTACATTGTGACGACCGTGGACCCCGCTCTTTCGATGGAGACGCGTTCTGACTACACAGCCATTGTCACGTGCGGGATGGACGACAAGCGGAACATCTACGTCTTGGACACGATGCGTGGGAAGTGGGATTCTCCGGCAGACATTATCACGGCAATACTCGAATCCGTGGACAAGTGGAAGCCTCACCAGTTGGGCATAGAAGAGAACGCGTTTCAAAAATCTTTGCGGTATTGGCTGGAAGAACTCACGTTAAAAAAGCGAAGTATCCCCCCCATCTACCCCTTGAAGGCTCCCGTCACAAAATCAAAGTTGTACCGACTTAAAAGCATGGAACCTTACTACCGGAACGGGATGGTGTATCACCACGAGACGCACAAAGGAAAAGAGATGGAAAACGAACTGTTGTGCTTGACGGCGGACGGGTACATGGGCAAGCACGACGACCTCATCGACGCTCTGTCATGGCAGTTGGAGCTGTTGTCCGCTGGTGCGACAGAGCGCCCTCAAGAGATTCCTGTCGGGTCGTGGGCGTGGGAAGAGATGGTTGCGAGAAAAAGCATAAATAACTTTCGAAGTTTCTTTAAGGATTGATTATGGAACAAGCAGAACCGAAATCACAGGCTGAAAAAGTAAGACTTTGGCTCGACCGTATCAATGTAGCCAAGCGCTACCGCGATCGAATTTTTGACGACATGGGTGTCGATCGTTACGTCAAAGGATACGAAGGAGATTACGACGTCAGGCTTGGAAACATCAACGCGCCTCCCATCAATGAAATTTTTGCTTATGTCAGCACACTATGTGCAATCCTCAATTTTAGAAATCCCGCCATTGCCGTAAACCCTAAGAAATCTGGAAGCATTGTTGGAGCAAGAATACTTGAACAGTGCCTGTCTTATGATTGGCGCGTGTTAAAAATAAAAGACGAGTGCGATATGGAACTGATCGACACTCCGCTGGCCGGATTGGGCTGGCACAAAACAGCTTATTGGGCGGAAACACTCGGCAAGGGTGGCGAAGTCACAGGTCTCAAAGATGAAGGGATATACTCCAACCGAGTATCCTTCCGAGACATCGTCTTCAATATCGGAGCGCGACGACCGCCCACAGATTGTCAATGGATTGCACACAGGATTGTTAAGCCGACGAACGAAGCGAAAAAGATGTATCCTGGGAATGCGGATCTTCCTGGAGGACCCCACCCCTCTCTCAATAAAAATGAACTGAAGTGGGCCACGTTTAAAGACGACTTGAACTACACGATCATCTGGGAAATCTGGTCCATGATGGACAAACAGATTTTTCATGTGGCTGAGAATTATGATGATAAGTTTTTAAAGAAGCCTGTCGAATGGCCGGACTACATGGACGAGTACCCATTTGATCCGTTGATTTTCAATGTCCGTCCTGACGAGGCTTTCCCCATTCCTGACATCAAGCTCATCGAACCGCAGATTTTGGAATCAATTAAGTTGGTTGCCATGATGCTGAATCACGTTAAGCGCTGGAACCGTATGCTCTTGGTTAAGAAGGGTGCGATTGATCCCATGGAGCAGGACAAGTTAGAGAAAGGCGTTGATGGAACCATCCTCGAAGTCAATGGTGACGTCAATACAGCGGCCACGGCTCTCACTTATGGTCCTGTTCCTCAAGACATTTATGTGATCCTGAACAAACTTGAAGAAATCAAGAACAGAATTGGTGGTTTGACCAACACCTCGATGGGTGGAACGGACATCACGAAGACTCGCACGATTGGTGAATTGAATTTGATGCAGCAGGGATCTGGTCAGCGAACTGATAAGAAACGAGATCGGTTTGAACGACACCTAGAAAGCATCGCTCGAAAGATTATTGCCATTCGTCAGAGCAATTTCGACTTGGAGCAGGTCGTGAAGATTACAGGTGACGCTCCTCAAGAAGTCGTCCAAGCTTTCGGTCAGCGTTTTGATCCGATGACGAAGACGATTACTTTCACCAAGGAAGACATTAAGGGAGAATACGACATTGATGTTCAAGCCGGATCGACTCTCCCGATGGATAAGATGGCAAGAATGAGCGTCCTCGAACGAGTCATTGAGCAGGGTGCAAAAT